TATATTGAGAACTAATTGTTGCTGACGCCCTGTTCTCCATGCGCCAATGCCTAACCTTACGGTTCATGTCAGTTTCAGCCATCTTAATAAAATCAGGTATAACTGAGGTTAAGTCACTGCGATTTAAAAAATCGGCAACACTAGCTTTTAATTCATCATAAGTTGATAACGCCATCTAACAATTCCATCTTCTACGAGCAGCTTTGCCACGTTCACCTGTCCAACCTCTAGACCTAGCGCAAAATGACTTCTTACGAGCCTTTTCTTTTGCAGTTAAATTTTTCTTTTTCGTTACCGCCGTTTTAAGCTTTGATCCAGGGTTAGCACGCCTATGAGCCGCTACACCCTTTTTAGTCATACCCGCACCTTCTTTTGCAGTGCGATAATTTCGACCCTTACCTTTGGTCGTTTTGCGTATGGCTTTCTCCGCTTTTCGTGGCATTAAAAAAACTGACCAAGGCTTCCTGATCTCTTCATGTTTGAGTAGATCTTGTACATATCTTCCATACTTCTTTGTGGCATATAAGGATTATTAGCTGCTCTCTCCAAAAATCTATCAAAATCAGCGTCACCGCTTGATGAGCCACGACCAGAGCCAACCATAGGTTCTTTAAAAGCATCTGAACCAGCAAACATTAGGTCTAGAGGTCTAACTGGCAAACCTAAATTAGACTTCTGAGCACGAGATAAAGCATTATATTCCGCTTCAGTTATTTGACCCATATTTGCTCTTAAACGCTCACGATTGTCTATGTTTCTCTGTGCTTGAATACGACCAGCGCGAGTAGGATCAATGGCATATCCTGCATTAGAAACAATAGGAGGCATAGATCCTCGCCCTGCCTCTCCCATATCCATATTCGCATACGGTAAAGGTGTGTCAGCAGGCATAGATCCTCGCCCTGCCTCTCCCATATCCATATTAGCATACGATAAAGGTGTATCAGGAGGCATAGATCCTCGCCCTGCCTCTCCCATATCCATATTCGCATACGGTAAAGGTGTATCAGGAGGCATGAAACCTCGCCCAGCTTCGCCCATATTCATATTAGCATACGGCAAAGGTGTGTCAGGAGGCATGGAACCTCGCCCAGCTTCGCCCATATCCATATTAGCGTATGATGGGGCTGGCGTTCTGCTAGGTTTAATTTGCGGCCTAGCTCCCGACATTCCGCCACCCGCAACAGCTTGCTGAATAGGCGAACCGCTTGGCCCACCAAAAGGACGATCCCTCAAAGAGCCATAAGGCGGAACACCAAGAGCGTTTAGAATGCCACTCAACGGACCACCAGCAAAATCATCGCCTCGATTATCACGGTCTCCACCGTCAATCATATCTATAAAGGCAGGAACAAATCGTCTATTCGCCTCATCGAAATAACCAAACTTACCATCAGTATTAGCTTTTTGACGATCAGCAGCAGACGTTTTTTCAAACTTACGGCTACCTTTGTCTTTACCCATACCCTTCTTTTCAATCTCTTTAGGTTCAGCCATTACTTCTTACCCTTCTTTTTTCTGCTCAGTTTTCTTAAATCTGCACCTGTAATCTTCTTACGCGGCGGAGCTACGGCTGCAAGCTTTTTCTGCTTTGGGCTATATTTAGAATATGGCATTACTTCTTACCCTTTTTGCTCTTTGCCTTCCAACTTATCCTAGCTGGACCTGTTTTACGTTTAGCCGCCCTTTTAGCAGAAGCGGAACTTGCTTTACTTTTAGGACGGCAAGCAGGGTAAGGTCTACCTTTATCTTTCTTGCCGCTCCTGCCGCACTTTTTGCCAGTCTTAACATCTCGCCAATCTTCCTTAAACCACTTAGTTAGTCCACCTTTGGGCTTGCTAGGCATAAGTACCGCCGCGCTTTTTATACTCACGCACTAACCAAGCATTTGCATAAGCTGAAGGATAAACCTTAAACTTACGCTTTGCTGCTGCCTTTACTCTTGCATAAAGAGCAGGGTTTTTAGGCTTGGGGCTAGATGATTTGCGAGATTTTTTAGCCATTACGCTCTCTTTCTCGCTTTTTTCTTAGCAGTCGCACTTAATTCAGAAAAATGATATAATCTTTTACTGGTTTTTCCATGCGTATTTCCACTATGAATCTGACCATTAGGCATCTTGTGCATACCACCTGTATGCTTTGTGCCATCTCTAAAATAATGAGCAACACCTTTAGCCATTATTTTTTCTTACCGCCTTTTTTCTTACCCATTCCTTTACCATAACCTGGCATAACTATCTCCTTTTCTGTTTTATGCAACGTAACACATTATGCGATCCCACGCAAATTACGTTTTATGTTATTTCTCCAACTACTAAATGCGCCAGATAAAGCAGTCGCTGCATCACTAGCCATTGTCAAGCAAAGTGCATCAGCCAAGTCAGGCGAAGCCAAACCACGCTTACGCATCTCATCCTTACTTTCGGCCTTCATCTTGCCGCTAGACGTAAAACTATACCGAATACCAGTTAACTCAGCCACCAACTGATCGTCTTTCGGTAATTTACACGCTCGATCCTCAAGCCAACCCTTCGTTTTAAACCACAACTCAGAGCGTAAATTTAGGTAAGTATCGCCCATACTAGGGGCTTCTGCCACATTTACACCACGAACAGGCAAACCAATCTCTTTTAACCTATCAACCACACCAGAACCTACACCGATACTGTCCACAAGTATCTGTGTAGGTTGACGTGAGGGGGGTAAACTCTCATATTCCGCTACAACTCGACCAACAGTCTGCATCAAGTCCAACCCGGCCCAGGACCGTATTTCAGTCACAATCGGACCTTGGCGCTTACATAGCGCTGTTTTATCAGTACCAAACCTAGCCACATCCAAGCCCCATACACTAGTCGTTTCATCGTCAATCTCAACATCTCTATGAAGTGCATTCTCTACCAGGTGAAACGGAATGATAGTATCATCATCTGCAAGAGGAAACTCACCCAATACACGAATGCGAAACGCATTACTCTCCTCGCCATAGCGCAACTTCATTTCTTCAATGAACTCATCACTAACCAACGGACTGTCAACGCACGACCAACGCCTAGTCCACCAACTATCCGCCATTCTATTCTGGCTCTCAAAAAACGTACCGCTACTTCGAGTGGGGTTACTTAACATAATCGTGGTCGCATTATGACCAGACATAGAACCAGCCGCAGCCTCAAATACCTGCTCTGGCACACCACTAGCCTCATCCACCACCAACATAACGTGTTCCGAATGCACACCCGCCAAAGCTTCTGGCGTTTCCGCTCTACTCGTTCTTGCCGAAATAAACATCTCACTAGGCGCAGAGGTATGCTCAATACGATCCGACTTTACATTCAATAACGCCTGAAACGCTTCAGGCAACTCATTAATCCACCGCTTTAACTCCGCAAACAAAGCATCAAATAACTGACTAGAAGTCGGCGCAGTCACAACAACCTTATTCGGGTAGTGCATCAAGAAGTACCAAAGCATCGCCCAGGAAGCCGCAGTTGACTTACCCGTACCATGCCCAGACCTAATACTAATTTTACGCTCACCAGACGCAATCGCATCTAGAAACTCCGCCTGGTAATCTAAAGGCTCTACACCTAACACCTCACGCACAAACAATGATGGTTTTTTGGAGTAGCGTTGGGCAAACTCCAACATCGTGTTCTGCGAAAGATCATTCATGCTCAATAACCTTTACCTTACGCAACGCATCTAAATGCAAATCGCCAATATTAATGTTGATCTGCTGATTTGCCCTACCACCATACCGCTCCTGGTTCCAGGCTTGCGCCGCCAAATTATGCTGACCAACCTTTTGCTTGAGCAAACCAAGATCAACCTGGCTAACATTTGCCTCGCTAATATCTCGATCCCCATTCAAGGCTTCCATAATCTCACGCTGCCTACGCTCGTCAACCTCAGATATAGCCTCAAAGCTTGCATCAAAATGTGCATCCGCCGCATCTCGCCTAGCACCATCAACAGCACTCGATAACTCAGGGTTTTTCGTTATGATATTCCGAAGCGCACCCTGCGACATATCCATATCAGACGCCAGTTCGCGTATGGACTTACCAGACAATATCCACTCACGCAGATATTCACCGCCACCCCTACGCTGTATCTCGGCTCTTCTCTTCTTTGCCAGTGGTTTGCCCGCCATGCTCGTACCTCATTTTTTCAGAATTTTAGCATGATATTCTGCAAAAGCAATATGGGGGGGTGGGGGGGGTCATCGGGAGGAACCTTGTAGTGTAAGGGAGTAATACTACGAAATCAGAAAGATGACCCCAACATAACTTTAGCACACATTTTAGTGTGTGGGAATGTATAATAATACTAGTAGGTAGAATAAGATTGACGGGGGGGTTCTGCAAGAAATTGAGCCGAAAGCAAGTCAAAAATGTTTTACGCATAATATACATTATGTTAAGTGATTTACTAAGTGTCTGTTTTTAAACTATTATTTTTAAGCAAAATCTCCAGTTTTACCAAAATATAACAAAAGCGACAAAAGTCTTGCAAAGTTTAACGCTTTTTATTATTCGCGCGTGCGCGTGCGCGACTTGCGCTTTTGTGTTTTTCGTGTCGGTTAAAATAAATCGAGGCATTTTTAAAACCAGGTAATCATCTAATTTAAATTTTGCCAGTAAAAGCGGCTAAAAATAGCCGCTTTATCTTTTTTTAATTATTCTCTTGCATAACTCTTAAAAAACGTTTAAAAAGAGTTATATTAATAATGTGTAACAAAAAGGAAATTAGACAATGCCTAGAATGAATAAATTAAGCAACTACAAGACGACATGGTTTAACAACGAAAATCAAGGCGGTGTGCGATACATCAACACCGATATCGTGACTTGGAAAGATAACAAAGTAACTTTGAATAGTGATGGTTGGGAAACTGTCACAACTAAACGCAAGATGAACCAATCCTCAAATCAATTTGGTTTAGGTTTTGGAGTTTGGCAAAAAGACTTTGAATGGTTTGTTGATTTACCAAACGGTCAAACTGTCAAATATTATGACGGAATGACATTCGAAACCTTTGGAGGTTAAGCATCGGTGTAGAGCGGTTAAGGCCGCTCTCATCCCATGCTTAATCAGAGGCATGACAACAACAGAGGAAATAATGACAATGTTTGAATTTTATAAAAGAGTATTTGCTACGTTAAAT